GCCCGTCTACTAAGTATCTTATGTTGTTTTACCTGAGTTCCTGTTGTGGTCTACTTTCCTTGTTGAACACAAGGTTCGAGGGTAGCATATTTTTAAAGAAAAGTCAAGTCTTTTTTACAACTATTTTTAACTTATTTACAATTATTTTAGGTAGACACCCATTCCTTCCCTACTTCATAGCCCCTTGTGGGCACTTTAGAGACTCTCACAAGGCCCTATGATGGCCTCCTGTGTCCAGTTTCCTGCCACTATTTCCCACTATCTGACCTGTCCCCAATTTATCTGTAGCTAACTTCCTTGATTTTATTGTATTTTTTAGTATCTTTAGTCATCTTCTTTATTACTTCTTTTTGTGTACTTTAGAGGCTCCCACAAAAGTAACTCAATAGTCTCACCCCCTCCCCCCATGTTAGTAAGCATTCACTTCGCAGGCAATATAGTTATGAAACATAATCATCAGTATACTTACTAAGTTATCCACAGGATCTCCACAGGAACTAAAGTGCAGGTCATTGTAGCACCTATTTAAGCACTATAATGCACCCAGTAAAGTACTGTATACAAACACAGGGGTGTCAAAATAACGTCATAGTGTCAAAATATTGACAGTATTTGTAAGTTAACTGTAAGGTTTGTGTCGGAAAGTCGACAGTAAATGTAGTACTAGAGTATACATTAGAGTATTAAAGTATTAGTTTATAAGGTGGCATGGTTCGTGCATAACTATTTGCGTTATCAACCACAATCAAAGGTGCTATCATGAGAAACAGATTAATCGATACAGTTATCTATATCTTAGGGTTTGTCTCTATTGTAATTGTGTGGTTAACCGCATAATATATCCATTCCATTAACTGAACCAGTAAGGTACAAATATGTTTAAAAAATCTAAAAACCTCTTATCAATTAGCGCGGACGCTAAGACAATCAAGGGTGAGACAATCGGTTATCTAACCGGCATCCTATACTTAGCACCGGCTAAGACTACAAAATACAATACGTGCTCAATGGCACACTTAGCACAATGCGATAAAGCGTGCCTATATAGTGCCGGTAGGGGTGCATTTAATAGTGTACAAAAATCACGCATTGATAAAACGTTGTATTTTTATGAGGCACGTGAAGAATTCATGCGTCAATTGTTTAATAACATTAGGGCATTGATCAAAAAGGCCGAAGCTAAAGGGCTTAAACCTTTAGTGCGTCTTAATGGTACTTCGGATATCCGGTGGGAAAACGTACCCTTTGAATCATATGACAATATCTTCGAAGCTTTCCCAAACGTACAGTTCTATGATTACACTAAAGACGCTAATAGAAAAGACTTACCCGTGAACTATGATTTAACGTTTAGCTACAGTGGTGTTGAATCGTTCATGCCTTACGTTTTTAAGGCACAATCAAAGGGTATGCGTATGGCGGTAGTCTTTAGGAAAGAATCAAGCATTCCTACAGTCTTTAAGGGTATCCGTGTTGTATCTGGTGACAATAGCGACGTGCGACACTTAGACGATCACGGGGTTATTGTCGGCCTATATGCAAAAGGTAAGGCTAAGACCGATACAACGGGTTTTGTAGTCTAATTTTTAAGAGGGGTTTAAAATGTCACAAAACAATACTGCATGGGTTTTAGAGGGTTTAACTGTAACCGGTCTATATCTTGATAGCATACCAGTAACCGGTAAGATAACGCTATCGCGGGTTAAATACGGGGGTACAGTGTCGCATCATGTCCAATTAGATAAACCGGTAGAGGTTTACGGGGCTTTGCGTGATACTGTAATTCTAGATCATAAGCAAATACAAACTGTGAAGGGTTGATCATGTCACAAAAAAGAATGCTAGCAAAATACAATGGTAGGTGTTCACTATCCGGCGCGCCTATATATCGGGGTGACGATATTGTTTATGATACTGTAACCCGAAAAACGTGGTTATCTGAACGTGGGGATTGTGGGGTATATCTAGGCCAAAAAAAGAGGGTATCGGATATCTTTAATATTGGAGGGAAAGAATTTTATAGGAATAAACAAGGACGTTGTATCGACGCACCTTGTTGTGGGTGTTGTACCATATAAGCCATTGTAAGCCCTTAAAATCACACTATAAGCCCTTAATTCTAGGGTTTATGGGGTAATTTTGCCCACAATAATTGAACCAGTAAGGTGCAACCATGCTAAAACCATTAACTGAACGTCAAAAGACACTTATCGCTAACAATATCGTTAAAGCTTGCGACGATATTGAATCTTTGAATTCTACCGGATATAACTACCTATATCTTTGCAGTGGGTTTATAGCGCATTACAATTTGAACGGGTTTAAAGCTTACTATCGTGAGCACTCCCTTAAACGTGATATTGAAAAGAACTATAAGCAAAACCAGTGGAATAACTTCGTTGTAGGTGTTGACCGCGACGCAGAATATTATCATTCTAAGAGGGATGTTTACAATATGGTTTTAGGTAAGCTTGTGGCAAAGGACGAATTGGACGCTATACAATTCATGCGTGATCATTTCATTGTAGTTAATGTAGGGGCTTAATATGAAGTCTAAACTAGAATTTCACGAACTAGAACGCATGGCATGGCGTGACGGTAACCCTCTACACCCTGAGCTTGTGTCTATGCGTCAAGAACTGATTCATTTGCTCAGGATAGCCAACAGCGTAGCGTCTAGGTATGATTGTGTCGTAAACAATGCCTTTGAAGACGATGATTTTGCATCGGTGGCATTGTGGGCTACCTTTATAAACCATATTGATTCCCTTGAGAGGGATTTGGGAGAGGATCTATGAAACAGTATTTTGTTACAGTCTACAAAGACAATGGGCAGTATGATGAATATGAAATTGAGGCAGAATCGCTACATGAGGCTGAACTACAAGTGGCTGAGGCCAATGGTTGGGCTGATATCGGCGAAGTCTGTATTGAATTGATTCCTAATGATTGGAGATGACAGAATGACAAATGAACAACTTAAAGAATTGAACAAGGTCTTGAAGAAACTCAATGGTTTAGTTGAGGCCATTGAGAACTATGACGATGTGTCAGACTTAGGTGAGACACTCATTGATTGCGTTGAACGCTTAAAAACCATTAAAGAGGTTAAACAATGACAATGTTAATACTTTTTTATACAGTTGACTTAATCGTGGAGTACGACCTATGGTGAACACTTGTCCTAAATGTGGGTCTAATGACGTAGACCACGCAACTATCGGCCTGCCTGACGCTATGCAATGCCTAGACTGTGGGTATCTATTCCCTCAAGTTATGTCTTTATTTCCTAAATTGATAAAGACTGAAAGCAGCTGGCCTTTTCCTACATCATTGGTCAATAAGCCATTGAATGATATCCCTGTGAAGATTGATGGACTTAAAGATGCTCAAGAAGCCCCTTTATAGCCCGTTTAAGACACGATTAACCATTGACTAAGGGCTACGTAGCCTAGAGGAGTAAAAATGCATTGTGTGGCTTGTGATAGATTGTTATCAGAATTTGAAGCAACAAGGAAAAATGCTATGACGATGGAATACATCGACCTATGCAAGGTTTGTTTTGAAGATGTGAAGGGGTTGTTCCCTGTCATTGAAAGGAAAGACCTAGTAACACAGTCGGATTTAGACTTGGAGGGAGATGATGACGATAGTGTAGAATCTAGGGAAATGGACACAGGGGATTGTAGAGACTATATAGACTATATAGTATCTAATGACATCTATGGTGATTCATAGAAGTAAAATACACTTTATAAGTAAATACACTATTAAAGATACCTTAAATACTTATGTCATTAAAGAACTTTAAAGAGGAAACCAATGGATAAAATTTTAGTTGAAATTGACTATGAGGGTGCACTTGATGTCTTTTTGGGTGTCTTAAAATCACAGTATGGGGATTTGTCTCCTAACATTGGGGGTTGTCCTATGTATTCCTACGACAAAGAGGAAAACAACATCAAATTCTATGAATTGAAAAGGGCGTACCAACTAGTTATGGAATATAACGGTCTTGAAGCAAAGGAATTGAACTATGAATGAACCACAAGAAAACTATGGCTTTGAAGATCATTACATTGATGATTGGTGCATGAAAGAAGAAGCACACTATCACCACACAATCAACGATGTAGCTGAGTTAATCTCAATCTATGGTTGGCAGCAGGTGTTGAAAGATATCCTTGAAGCTGAAAGGAATCAAGCATGGTAATGTCTTTGTGTATTTTTGTATTAACTTTGTTGAAAGTGAGTCTTAAGTAATGAAAGCAATTATTGAATATGATCTCTTCAACGCACAAGATGCTCACGCATACAAGTGCTCACAGAAGGCCGTAGAAGCCTTTTACACGCTAGAAACCTTGATGGATGACCTAGAGGTATTCCTAGCTAACAAAACCACCTCAGAAGCCTGTTTATTGGACATTCAAAGGGTGTTACTTCAATGGCGAAAGTCAAATCATGTTTAACATTTATCACTATGGATAAATTCAAACCTGCCCTTGGTTGGCGTAAAAGGAGAAAGATTATGAGTAAAAGTGATGGGAGTAAGCGTAGCGACGGAGGTAAAGGTAGTTCACCTCGCCCTTTTAGCGTATCTCAGGCTGAGTATGATGCTCGATGGGATGCTATCTTTAGTAGAGACTTAGAAGAACAAGAGGAAGTCTTAGAGGAAGACGATGACGATAGCCTTAAATGTCTACGTTGTGGCGGTGTTGACACGATGTACGTAGCACCTAATGGACTGTATCGTGTATGTGACCAATGTGGTAACGCTGAAAGGATTATCCATGACGATCCAGACTCCTAATGTCAAAATTGCTTCAAAGTTCCTGAAACACATACCATGTGAAGCCTGTGGTTCATCCGATGGGAACAGTCTTTACGATGACGGGCATACCTACTGCCATGTGTGTAATGTATACGAAAGTGGTAACAATGAATATATTACTAGTGTCAGCAGACAAAGTAATACTAAAGGTGTAACAACAAACATGAAACAACAAAACTCAAGTGTTGGTGAGATTAAGGCTATCCCTGATCGAGGGATTACACAACAGACCTGTGAGGCCTATGGTGTACGACAGGATGCTACAAAGCATTACTACCCTTACTTTGACCAAGACGGTAAGGAGGTAGCCGCCAAGGTACGCCATGTAGAACTGAAGAACTTTAATGTTGAAGGTAGCTGGTCACAAGCGGCCTTATTCGGTCAACAACTGTTCGCTAAAGGGGGTAAGTACATCACCCTCTGTGAAGGTGAATTAGACGCTTTAGCGGCCTATCAAATGACAGGTAGCAAGTGGCCTGTGGTGTCTATCCGTAACGGTGCTTCAGCAGCCTTGAAGGACTGTAAGGCTAACTACGAATACCTAGATAGCTTTGCGGAGATTGTGATCTGTTTCGACGCAGATGATGCGGGGATTAAGGCTTCCAATGAAGTAGCTGAACTCTTCGGTAGCAAATGTAAAATTGTTAAACACTTAAAGGACTTCAAAGATGCTTGCGACTATCTCCGTAACGGACGAACAACTGAATTTGTTAATCAATGGTGGAGAGCTGAAACTTATGTGCCCGATGGAATTGTGGCAGCGTCTTCCCTATGGTCAACAGTCAATACTCCGGAACCAGCAGCTGAGGCTTTCTATCCATTCAAAGGACTCAACGACCTCCTCTATGGCCTCCGACGAGCTGAACTCATTACGGTCACAGCTGGGAGTGGGTTGGGAAAGAGCCAGTTCTTACGAGAGATCCTCTTCAACATCCTCAATACAACAAAGTGGAACATCGGAGGAATGTTTCTGGAGGAATCGGTACGAAAGACTGCTAGAAGTGTTATGTCTCTCCATGCAAATAAAAAGTTGCACCTGCCAGACACACCAGTGTCAGAACAAGAACTGAAGGAGGCTTTCGATGCTACTCTTGGTACTGATCGTATTTTTCTGTTTGACCATTTCGGCTCCCTTGCTCTTGACAACGTGCTTAATCGTATACGATACATGGCCAAGGCTTGCGATTGTCGTGTCGTTTTTCTTGACCATATTAGCTTGCTTGTATCTGGTATGGATGGGAATGATGATAGGAAAGCTATTGACGTCTTGATGACTAAGCTACGTACCTTGGTGCAAGAGCTAGAGATTACGCTTATCTGTGTATCTCACCTCAAACGTCCTAACAGCGACAAAGGACACGAAGATGGTCAGGCAGTGTCTTTGTCTCAACTGAGAGGCTCAGGTGCTATCGCTCAGTTATCTGATGCAGTGATTACCTTGGAGCGTAACTCAATGAGTCCTGACGCTAACGTAAGACATACAACTAAAGTAGCAGTTGCTAAAAATAGATATAACGGTCTTACTGGCCCTGCTTGCTCGTTGAAGTATGACTTGGATACTGGTAGAATGTACGAAGTCACGATGGAGGAACTATGACAGAGATGCTGATTGTAGGTAGCACAGGCATTGGTTACGCTGTAGTAGGTGTACTCCAAGGCCTCAAAGGGGAATACAGTAACATGGCTATCTGGCTTGGTTACTCTATTGCACAAGTTGGTTTGTTTCTTAACTTGAAGTGATACTATGTACAAAACTATCCTAGCACCTAACGCACCTTGGTACAAGCCACCAGAGCCGCCAAAGCCTCCACCAAAGCGTACACACAGGCGGGCTAAACCCTCAGAGATTGACAAGAAGTTTGAAGAGTGGTTATTAACTTTGGAGAAAATCAAGTGAATAGTTGTCCATTTTGTGAAAGAAAAGGCACTTTGTTAAACAATCATTGGAAATTGATTGAAGACAGTTATCCAGTATCTAAAGGACACCATCTTGTTGTTCCTATTAAACATGTAAACTCTTTACGAGATTTACACGAAGCGTGGGAATTTTTAGGAGATGCTTTGGAATTATCTATTATTATGCTTACTAATGAACACATGGTTGATTTTAATGTCGGAGTAAATAATGGTGAAGCGGCTGGACAGACTATTAACCATGTACATTTCCATATAATTCCTAGAACAAAAGGAGATGTTCTCAATCCTCGTGGTGGTGTAAGAGGTGTTATACCTTCTAAGAAAGATTACTAAATGAAAAAAATTGTAGTTCCTGTCTCCGGCGGTAAAGACAGTCAATCCTGTTTAAAGCTAGCCTGTGAAGCTGTAGGATCTGAATATGTTTTAGGACTGTTCTGTGACACTCAGTTTGAACACCCATTGACATACCAACATATCGAAAAACTAGGAGATATGTATGAGGTAGATATTGTCTCTGTTACTGGTGGTTCTGTTCCTGAGAAAGTTCTATCACACAAGCGTTTCCCTGATTTCGGGACTAGGTTCTGCACAAGTCTTTTGAAGCTTCGGGAGACTAAGTTCTTTTTGAGGGACTTCGCTAAGGTAAACGGCCCTGTAGAGGTTTGGTATGGTATGCGCTCAGGGGAAAGCTCACAACGTTCTAAGAGATACAAGGATAAACTTGACGATACTTTGTATGCACCACATGAAGTAATGCCAAGTTTTTATCCTAAGTATCTTGCAAAGCTAGGGGTTATGTTCAAGATGCCTATCCTTAACTGGACAGAGCAAGAGGTGTTTGAATACTTGAATGGTGAAGAAAATCCTCTTTACAAGCAAGGCTTTGATAGGGTAGGATGCTTCCCTTGCCTAGCGGCTGGAGACAAAGCTAAAGAGAAAGCTTTCCAACATGATGACTTTGGCAGAGAACAATACAAGAAAGTTCTTTGGCTAAGTGAGCAGATTGGGAAGAGTATCTGGACATCAAAAGGCGGTATGATGCGTAACAACGAAGATCAAGGTTGTTTGATTTGTTCTATTTGAGAGGGAACTATGATTAACGAACATGATATAAAAGATATGTGGGATAAAGAGACTCAGGAAGCCTATCTCAAGTGGGCTAAAGAGTACGGATTACCTTTTGAACCTTGGAATGGACAACCTGCTGTGTCTGCTGCTTGGATAGCTGCTGTCAAGTGGTACAGAGGTAAGCAGCGTATAACGGATCAAGATTTTAAGGATGACAAATATGCTTGATAACTACGAACGCTTAGTTGGTAGACTCATGGACTTAGAGACTAAGTTCTATGAACTACAAGAGAAATACCAAACCCTGATTGACTCTTACGAAAAACTGAAAGCAGAACATGAGGATTGCGCTGGATATAGAAACCGACCTGAGCCATCAGAAGATACACCTATGCGTAACTCAGGACATTGACACGGGGGAAGTAAGAGTATGGAAAGCTCCAGACGGCCTATGGGACTACTTAAAGGACGCTACGTTGATAGCAGCCCACGGAGGGATCAACTTCGATTTTCCGATCTTGAACAGGCTCTGGGGGACGAAGATTGGCTTGAAGCAGGGCTTCGATACTCTCGTAGTGTCAAGGTTGCTAGAACCGACGAGGGAGAAAGGACACTCTTTAGAGGCATGGGGAAACGAACTAGGAAAGGAAAAGATTGATTATGGAAAAGTATGGTCTTGGATGGTTGGTAGACCTGAAGAATACTCTGGTGAAGCTTTCGATAAACCTATCCCTAATTTGCTTGAGCATTACTGCGTACGTGATGTTGCTGTTCTACGGGATCTTTTTGTGCGTCTTTGTAGTGATCTCGAATCTAAAGGATTTTCTCAAGAGTCTGTTACCCTCGAACACCAAGTAGCAAGCATCATAGCTAAACAGGAACGCAATGGATTCAAACTTGACACAATCTACGCAACTTGCTTACTTGCTGACCTCAAAGGAAAGATGGCAGGAATCTATGAGCAGATGCAGGAGCAGTGGCCTCCCGTCACCAAGGAACGATATTCCGAGAAGACAGGAAAAAGACTCAAGGATGAGACAATTACCTTTAATCCAGCAAGCAGACAGCAGATCGGGGAAAAGCTAATTGAGCTAGGATGGAAGCCTAAGAAGTTCACACCTACTGGTCAGCCTATCGTAGATGAAGCAGTGCTTGTAGCTTTAGACTTCCCTGAAGCTAAGATCATCGCTGAGTACTTGATGCTACAGAAACGAGTAGCACAGGTTGAATCTTGGATGGATGCTGTAGGTAAAGATGGTAGAGTACATGGTAGAGTCATCACCAACGGTGCTGTGACAGGTCGTATGACACACAGCAGTCCTAACATGGCTCAGATCCCTAACTCAGGTTCTCCATACGGAAAGGAATGTAGACAATGTTGGACGGTAGAAGACGGTAACGTACTTGTTGGTTGTGATGCTAGCGGCCTTGAGTTACGTATGTTGGCTCATTACATGAAGGATGAAAACTATGTCAAGACAGTCACCGAGGGAAGCTCTAAAGACGGCACAGATGTGCATACGGTCAACCAACGTGCAGCCGGTTTGGAAACGAGGGATCAAGCGAAGACGTTTGCCTACGCGTTCTTATATGGGGCGGGGCCGGAGAAAATCGGATCCATCGTCGGGGGTTCTCGTGTTCAGGGTCAGCGCCTCATCAATAGATTTCTTGAAAGGACTCCCGCACTCCAACGTCTACGTGATCTCGTCCAACGGTATGCGGAGAAAGGCTATGTACCGGGCCTCGATGGTCGCAAAATTTGGGTACGTAGTGAACATGCGGCACTCAATAGCCTTCTTCAAGGCGCAGGGGCTATCGTTATGAAGAAAGCGTTAGTTATCTTCAATGACAAGATCACTAAGAATAAGTGGGATGTTAAGATGGTCGCAAATGTCCACGATGAAATTCAGTTTGAGTGCTCAGAGGAGATAGCTGACACAGCGGGCAAAGCAGCTAGACAATCAATCGTTGAGGCTGGTTTGTCGTATAATCTAAGATGTCCTCTTGATGGGGAATACAAAATAGGAAGGAATTGGCGTGAAACTCACTAAAGGCAGTGATGCAATAAAACAACAGATCTTGCTAAACATTAGTGATGATTCGTTTATAATTCACCACACGGACACAATGGATATTTTAGATGTATACTTGGTATTGGTTGCTGCCATAGAATACATTGAGGAAGAAGCAACCGGACTTGCAAAACATGAAGGGAAATACTTGCAATGAAACTGGATCTTGAACCAAATGAAGTACAATTCTTGTTACAAGTGCTAGGGGAGCTGCCAACTAAGACAGGCGCTTTCGTACTCGTACAGAAAATCGGAGGGCAATTTGACGCCCAAAATTCTACTAACCAAGTAAAGGAAGATTGAAATGAGTGATTTGAAACCAGCAAAAATCAACGGTGAGTTGTTCTGGACTAAGTGGATGAATAACCTGAACACTAAGTTCAACGAGGCTAACGACAAGTACGAATGTACCATCGGTAACATCTCAGACAACGATGCAGCTAAGTTGACTGCTTTGGGTATCAAGGTCAAGAACAAAGACTCTATGGGCAACTACATTGTCTGTAAGTCTAAGTATGCCTTCAAGCCTATCGGTGAAGACATGAAAGAGATTGCAGTTGAGGACTTGGGTAACGGTTCTAAGGTTGTTGCTGTTGTTAGCTCATACGAACACAAGATGAGCAAGATGCACGGTAAAGCACCTTCGTTGAAGAACTTCATGGTCACGCAAGTGGTCACCTATGTCCCAAGTGAGACAGAAGAGTCCCTCTAAGGATGTTAGACCCTCTGTGGCCTTAATCGACGCTGACATCATTTGTTATCGCGTTGGTTTTGCCTCAGAGGATGTCGATGAAGCTCTTTGCTTGGCTCGTGTAACTGAACTACTCCATGACATTGTTTACCTTGATCTCAAGTGTGATGACTACAAAGCGTACATCACTGGTAGAGGTAACTTTAGATACGATATTGCAGTTACTGAGCCTTACAAAGGGAATCGTAAGGATGCTAAGAGGCCAGTGCATTACGAAGCTATCAGGAACCATCTCCAGCGCCTTGGTGCAGAACTGGTTGAAGGACAAGAAGCTGATGATGCAGTGGCTATCGAAGCAAGTACTAACGGAGGCTGGA